AACTGTTATTAACTGTAGCAGTATAATATGCGAATGGATTGTCAGATTTTGCTTCGTTAAATTGCAATCCGATTTGTGCTAGTTGTACTAATGCTTGTCCACGCATCTCGTCAACATAAGTGTAACCACGCCAGTTACCTCTTTGACTATAACGTTCAACAAGTTTCATAAACATGCTACCAAGGGTGTTTGTAATCTTTCCGTGGTCAACACTGAAATGTCCATTGTGTAGTCCGCCTACCCAATGACTTCTAGCAACTTCTCTTGGATTTGTTCCAGCACCATCAACAATGTAATGCTTGAACGGAGGGAAATTTAGTTTTGCTTTTGTGTCAGCAATTGTTTTAGTAGTTTTCTTTCTACCAGGCTCATCTGGAATATGGTCATATCCCATTACCCTGAATACCAGTTCGTCTACTGGAATTGATTGTGGGTCGATAGCAAAATCTTTTTGCTTAGGTTTTTTATCCCACCCACCTGCCTTCATTGCAGATTGGTAACCTTCTGATTGGATAATAGATGCCCTATTGTCTTGAGCTTGTTTTATAGTAGTCTTATTAATTTCCTTAACATCCATTATAATGATGTCTGGGTTCATGTACATGTCGTCCTGAACATAACAATAAGACATCTTACTAGCATGTATTTGCTTTAGTATATCTTTATTGTTTAAATAGTTAACCTTTTTTGGTTGAGCGTGTGCCATATAATCTCCTTAGTTAAACAGTAGTATAGTGCCTAATCAAGGCAAAGTCAACTGATTTCTAATAATAGTACTGATAATTAAAACGTACTATTATTTATCTTGATAAATACAACGAAGGAGCACAATATGGCAGATGAAACAAAATTAAACCAAGAGACCGATATAAGTTCAGAACAAACGTTTGATGACTTTATGCAACGTTCGGATGGTTCAGAATTTAAAGAGATAGATTGGCGAGCAAGAATCCGACCTAAGAAAGGCGGAGAGAAGTGGGCATACGGTCTAGTAGATCCCGACGATCCCACAAAAGAAGTTACTGATAGTGTACTAAAGCCATTGCAAGATAAAGGCGGAATTGTGTTTCCTTTCACTCCGGATATATTCTTAACGGCTTCAGTTGACTACAACGAAGCAGTACAGCATGGATCAAATTATCCGTTTTACACTTACATTAATAGTAGACCTACAACACTTCCTATAACAGGAACGTTCACAGCAAATACTATAGAAGAAGCTCAATACTTATTAGCAGTATTCCATTTTTTAAGAAGTGTAACCAAAGCATTTTATGGTGATAGTGCAGTTAAATCAGGCTACTACGGAACACCTCCTCCAGTATTGTTGTTTGAGTACTTGGGAGAATTCGGCTTCAACAAAGTGCCTGTAATTATAAAAAACTATAACTTCCAATTACCACCCGATGTTGATTATGTTCCAGTTAAATACAATGGCACAACAACAATGATGCCAACCCAAACTAGTATTATGATAGAACTTGCACCACAGTATACATACAGAAAAACTAGAAAGAAATTTAATTTGCAACGATTCACTAGCGGCAAAGGATTATCCGATGGCTTCATTTAATAGTAAAGATAGTTTCCTAAAACGAGCACCAACTAACAGTTGGTATCTTGACGTAAACGATTTGCCAAAACTTCCAAAAAGTAGAGCAGACAGATTTTACAAAATAGAGCCAAAGTTTGCAAAAAGACCAGACTTGCTGGCGCATGAATTATATGGCACTGTGAGATTGTGGTGGGTATTTGCTTTAAGAAACCCGGATCTACTTATAGATCCAATAGAGGACTTTGCATCAGGTTTATCAATTTATATACCAACTAAAGAGACCATCGACAGAGTAATTAACTAATGTTCGGATTCGGAAAGAAAGACGAGCCAAAAGCCGAAACAGTAATTAAGGAAGATCGGTATCTAGGTCAAGTTGCTGGAAACAAACTAGACGCTTTTAATAACGCCACATACAACTGGCGTTTATACATGATCCCCGATGAAACTCCAAGTGGCGGCGGATACATGAATGGAGCAGTAAAAGCCAAACCAGAAGAAACTGTAATTATTGCACAGACAGGTGTAACAGGTATAGCAATAGAAAATATTTCACTTAATATAGTTAAAGGTAATTCGGGTGCTTTTGTAACTAATGGATCATTTACACTTATACAACCAGGCGCCGCAGACTTATTAGACCAAATACAAATGGCTAAACATGCTCTAGGAATTAAAGCAGGCATGTTTGCTAACGCTCCTGTATTTCTTGAACTTTCATTCAAAGGCTACACAGACGATATAGACGATAACGAAGCTGGAGGCGACCCTGTCACAATAGATGGCCCATGGTGTTGGCAATGTGAGATTGCAACAATAGATGTGTCCATAACGGCAGAAGGTAGCACATATGACTTCACTGTAGCAATTGGTTCACAATCTGCTTTCTCAGATACATTTTATACATTGCCATCAGATACTAGTATGACTGGTGACACAATTAAGGAATGCTTAGAAGACTTAGAAGAAACACTTACTAAGTTCAGGAATGACAACTATAAAGAACATGCAGTACAAGACGAGATAGTTTTTGACCTCAGTTCAATTAAAAAAACACTTGGCGATGGTACAATTAAATATTCAAATGCTGATACAGCCGAGCAAGTAAACAGATTAATGAATGCTGAATCACAGGGTATAAAAACTAGAGAAGAGTACGATAAAGCATTAGAAGATAATCCAGAAAGTCTAGATGGCGGCATAAAAGCATCAGGCGGAATATTTGCAAGAGACAGAATTCAAGTTAAACAAGGAACAAACTTTCATAGGATAATCACAACATTGCTAGTAATGAATGATGACTTTTTAGAAATGACATCTAGGAAGAAAGACTTTGCTAGTCCAAATGTTGATCCTGACGGTTTAGACTTGAATCAAACATTTACCAGCTGGTATAAAATTGAAGCACATGTCGAGTGGTTAAAGTATGACCATAGGCGAAACACATATGGAAAGAAAATAACATATAAGCCAGTAATTTACGCCACAGCAGATGAAGGCACTGCTATATCGTTGGCTGAATTTGAAACTACTAAAGACAATGTAACTCATCGTATAAAAGAGATGCAGATTAAAAAAGCATATCATTACTTGTACACAGGATTAAATGACCAAATACTAAGTGCTGATATTTCTTATAAAGCAGGACAACTATTACTAGGTGCTCCGGGCGGCGGATCAATGGGAGACTCTTCAACTAGTCCAAACGGTCCAGCCGGAGATCCAAATGATCCTAATGCCGCTGAGTCAAAGGCAACAAGAGCGGCACTACAAACAGACAGTAAAGCATTAGCAAAAAAATTAGCAAAGGATGATACTTTGCGACAACAAGCAATAGATTCATTAGGACTAACACCAGCCCAGCAAAAATTAATGGCAGATGATAAATCTCGATACATGACACTAGCAGAAGCAATTGTGTTTAAGGCTAATGGTGGACAGAACCCACTAGGGTATCAGAAGGATCCGATTACAGGTGAGCAAACACTTGACCCCGTAGGTGAAGAAGGCGGAGTCAACAACCAAGGTAATTATAAACCTGAGCCAAGCGGTTACTTGTATGGTGCTGACTTAACAGCAGACTCGGGTGGCGGCACGGAAACTATTATAGGCGAGCTAAGTGGTTATAAGGCTATGGGTGAGCTTCGAGATGCCGCGGCAGGAACTGTTAAACCAAGTTTCAGTAACACAACAAGTATTGTAACAACATCGGGTAATACCAGTGACGGTACTCCTAAAGCAACATTATTTGGATACATGTTTCAAAACGTAAACGATGCAAGTATACTCGTTGACTTAGGTCTAAAAGTAAGAGGCGATCCTTGGTATTTAGGACCAAAGCCAGAAAACCCAACTGAAGGAAAAAGCTACGAACTCAGCCAATCCGGCGTCAAAGAAACCACAATGGACGAGATATCATACAACGGCAACGATAATTACTTTTTGTTTACAATGCAAACGCCTAGGGTAATAGATCCAGACTTAGACGACGAAGACAATAACACAGGTTACATGTCAAAGGCGGGAACAGCATATTTTTTAAGTGGAGTGTATCAGATAATGCAAGTAACTGCTACATTTAATAATGGTATGTTTGAACTAGATTTAAATGCTAAGAAACAAACAGCATTAGATTTATCAAACTACGAAATAACAGACATTGATTATGGGTTAGAGGGCGAGTAATGAGTATAAGTGGAAAGTATAGAGCAGATAAATTTAAGGTTAGCAATAATAATCCTACAGCGTCATTAACTAAAAATGCTGACTTAGACTTTGGTGTATATCTAGGCGAAGTTATAGTTAGACCAAAAGACGATACACATAGTGGACGATTAACTGTATACATTCCAGCATTAGGAAAAGACAGAGATAATCCAAGCAACTGGGTGAATGCATTCTGGAGTACTCCATTCGGTGGAAGTACACCTTCCCAAAGAATCGGTGATAACTTAGCATCATATGTTGAAACACAAAAAGCATATGGTATGTGGATGGTGCCGCCCGATGTAGGTAACTGGGTGTTAGTGTGTTTTGCAGATGGTAAATCTAAATTGCCGTTTGTGATAGGTTGCTTGTTACCTGACCAAATGGCTAATATGGTTCCTGGCAACGCCGCTGGTAAAACATTTGGCACAGACCAAAAATTGCCTGTAGCAGAAGTTAATAGACGTACACCAGAAATAGACCATGGTAAAAACTCTAATAGACCAGTCAATCCATACATAACAAAACCTATTTTAGACCAAGGTTTAATTAATGACAAGCTCAGAGGTATATCAACATCTAGCGGAAGAAGAGAATCGCCGAGTAGTGTGTTTGGTATAAGCACTCCAGGTGCCGAAGATATAAATTTAACAACTGGCAAAAAGGACGGCACACATAGAAGAGGCGGTCATAGTTTTGTAATGGATGACGGTGACATCAACAGTGAAAGTAGAAATATTCGGTTGAGAACAGCCGGTGGCAACCAAATACTAATGGATGACACAAACGGACTAATCTATGTAATAAATGCAAAAGGAACAGCATGGATAGAAATGAGTGGCGATGGCGACATTCAAATTTATAGTGAAAAGGATATTTCATATAGAGCTAAAGGTAACATTAGTTTAAGAGCAGACAAAAACTTAAACTTAGAAGGCAACACATCTGTAAATATAGCGGCTGGAGTTTATGGCGAAGCACACCAAGAAGTAGATGAAGATGGTAATCAGCGTGGCGTACTTAACATTAATGCAGGTGCAACAGGTACAATGAAAGTTATGCAAGATTTTGTGCTAGAAGTCGACGAGCAAGGTTCGTTGAATCTAACATCGAGAAACTCACTATATGCCACAGCAGAAAAAAATATGCATTTAAATAGTAAGGCTAGTATGCATAGTACAGCGGCAGATAATCAGCATATTAAAGCTGGTAGTGATACAACAATACAATCCGGCGGTAGATCAAACGTATTGGGCAGTACAGTACATCTAAATGATGGCGGAACTGCAACACAGGCAGAGCTTAGTAAAACAGCAGAATTAATTCCACAAACAGGTTTTGAGGATCAGCCTATAGAAACACCAGGTTGGGAATACGACTTACAGGATACTACCGAAGACAATCCGTTAACTACTGACGGTAAAAGAGAAGGTGCTAAAGATACTGTTAATACTATAATGGATAAGTTGTTAACTAGAGAACCATACATAGGTCATGCTGATAAAGACAAGCCTGTTACTTAATCATTTGTTTTTGTAAATCAGCAAACTTGATATATGCTCGATATTTGCCTTCTTGTTCTTCAGCAACGAGTTTTTTCAAAGTTTCTATTTCTGCTCTTAACGCCGCACATTCATTATTCTTTTCAACAAGCATAGAACGTAATTGCTCTTCTAACGTATCATTTAGTGGATTAGGCTTTATCATAAAATATCTCGGTTTTAATAATTTCTACTGTATCAAAGTTTACTAGCACTTCATTGTGACTAGTACCCATCTCAATCTGTGTTAAGTTATTAAAGTTACTTGGCACAGATTTTTGTGTTCTAACAGTTAGAGTGCCATCATTAGATTCGCCCATACCGGCAAGGTCATTGCCTATACCTCTTGTTCCTGTTGTTACAATATTAATTATCTTAAATTTGTTATTAACACTTTGTAATGATGTGATAAACGCACTCTTTGGGTTTAGTGCATTAAAAAGTTTACTATGCCTAAAAGCATATGATAGCCATTTAGCAGTTCTACTTCCTCCCCACGGAGCACTCATGGCTACAAATTCTTCGCAGTTGTCAAATACAACAACTGCCGTTATACCGAGCAGGCAACCGTAACTGTGTGCAATCACAGAAAATGGTTCGCCTTTGAATTCGGAATGTATTTCCGTTTGTATTCGCCCTACAATCTTTTCCGGCGGTTCCTGAGTGTCATATTCAATATGAAGTATGTTATGTTCAGGTAACCATATTTCTAAAAAGTTAAAACTAAGAGTGGAGGCTCCACTCCCATGAATGAATACAATATTTTTTCTAGGATTTAACGGCATTCTTTAACATGTTTTCCATGTCATAGAACTCTTGTGGTATTTTGCCTTTTTGGCCTACAAGATTAACCATTTCAAATAACACATATCCTTTGGTGTGGTAATCATAGATGCCTACAGATTGTAGACGGTTTTGTTTTTTCGACATCATTTTTTGGAAACGTGGACCGTAACCAGATGAAGCATCAGTTAATTTTAACTGTTTGTTAACTGAATCTGCTTTTTTGCAGATACTGTCGAATCGTTCAATGATATTTCTCATCAAATGTTCCTATAAATTTATAAAAGTAGCAAGATAATTCTTACTATGTTATTATGTATCCTTTTAACTACAAAGTCAACATTTTTTTAGGCTTTTTATAGTGGTTATTATAACTAGTTTTAATACATTGGGATAAATAGTTGTATGGCTAATATATACAAAGGATTCAGTACAGTAGGCAAAGTAAGGGCACCTTATACACTAATAGACGGCGACCTCATAAAAGCAGACTTACTCAACGAACTTTATACCAAGAGAGGTGAGAGATTGATGAGACCTACATACGGAACTAGAATTTGGGATATTTTGATGAATCCGTTGGACCAGTACGTTGTTGCAGAAATCAAAGAAGATATAGAACGTATTGTAGAAAAAGATTCACGTGTAGAAATGACAGATATCTTTACAGAAGTATTAGACCACACAATTCGCATAACGTTACATTTAAAGTTTAAGCCTTATCTTTCGGAAGACACTTTATATGTAGAATATGCTAAGGACAACGTAGAGATTTAATATGGCAGTTAATAGTAGACAAAATAATTTATTCGCGGCAGAGGACTGGGCAGTAGCATATCAGGCATATAGCCAAGTAGACTTTCAAGCATATGACTTCGACACCATTAGAAATGCAATGGTCGAATACATCAAAACTAACTTCCCGGAAAACTTTAATGACTACACCGAAAGTTCAGAATTTATTGCAATCATCGAATTGCTTGCCTACCTCGGGCAAAGTATTGCATTCAGAATGGATGTTAATACAAGAGAAAACTTTTTAGAAACGGCTGAGAGAAGAGACTCCGTATTTAAACTTGCAAGACAGTTAGGTTATAATCCAAAACGAAATATTCCTGCAAGTGGATTAATGAAAATTGTAAGTGTTGCAACCACAGAGCCATTAACAGATAGTTCAGGTGCAAGTATAAACGATAAGACTATTAGTTGGAGTGATTCAAACAATCCTGATAGTTACGAGCAATTTTTAACTATTTTAAATAGTGCATTTGGTAATGTTAACAGATTTAGTAAGCCTGTAAAAACAGGAACAGTGGGTGGTATTATAACTGATAGATACGACATCAACACACCTGTTGCTTCGCCACTAGCACATGGCTTTGGTGTAAATGTTAACGGTATCAACAGAAACTTTGAATTTGTAAACGTTGACTTTGAGGACTCAGGCGTGTTTTTTGAAAAGCACCCAGACCCTACGAATAACTTTTCAATAGTTCACAGAAATGATGGACTAGGAGCGTTGAGTAAAAATACTGGCTTCTTTATGTTATTCAAGCAAGGTATACTTTCAGAAACTACATACGATTTTACTACGCCTATAGAAAATAGACAACAGGATATTGCTATTGCTGATATCAATGAACAAGATGTATACTTGTCTGAGATAGACACAGCAGGAACAGTAATAACTAAGTGGACAAAAGTGCCAAACACAGTTGGACAAACGTTGATGTATAATAACAAGGCTAAAAATACGCCATTGTTATATGCTGTTCAAAATTTAGGCACAGGCGGTATTAGATTACAATTTGCTGATGGCAACTTTGCAAATGTTCCTATGGGTACATATGTAGCACAGTACAGAGTTAGTGACAACGAAAGATTTACAATGCAACCCGATGATGTTAGGTCTGTGGTATCTACTATTCCATACTTAACACAAGACGGCAAGCAACATACATTAACAATTACAACAAGATTAGAGAAAGCAATCTCTAATAGTTTGCCTGCAGAAACACTTGCTGGTATTAAGGAAAGAGCACCACAGGCGTATTATGCCCAAGACAGAATGGTTACAGCTCAAGACTACCAAGTTCTTCCTTTAGCAAAAAGCACAAACATTGAAAAATTAAAAGTTACAAATAAAACACATGCTGGGCATAGTAGATATATTGATATTACAGACCCTACTAGTACTTTCCAAACTACTACAAGTATTGCAGAAGACGGTGCATTGTATGAAGAGGCAAGTAACTCCAGCGATGCATTTACAATAACTACAACAAATACAGCTCAGGACTTTATAAACACAAGGTTCCCACAAATTATTAAGAACTTAAAACTTAATGATTTTATTTACAGCACATTTAGAACTAAGGTCAAAGAAGTTCCTGCTTATAACGGAATGTTCGATATATCATTGTATGGCATATCATGGAACACATTACCTAGAAAAAGTAATGGCGAGTTTGGGTACTTAACAGAAATATACACAGCAGGTGGAACTGAAACTGATGTGAATAATTCAAACTCACTGTTTAAAATTATACAGCCGGGATACATGTTAAAGTTTTACGATCCAACAGACAAAACAATTTACGAGTGGGTCAAAGTTATCAGTATAGATAACAACGGTGTTAGGAACTCAGCAAGTAGTACAATAAACGGGCCTATCAAACTTAACAAGAAAGTTAACAACGGATGGAAGTGTGACGAGCTAATTGTTATACTTAGAAAAACATTATTTGCTCTAGAAGAAGCAAATTTAAAAACTGCTATGGAAGCCAGACGTACATTTGGTATGCGGTTTATGCCTAGCGATAATAGGTATTACATTGTTGAAAATAATAACCTAAGTGCAGAAAAAGAATTTAGTGCCGCTGGTACTGGTGATGTAACTGGTACTGGAAAAGATGCAAGTTGGATTATAAAATTCAATTATGTAAACGTAGATACATTATCATATAGATATGATATAGAAATTAGAGGCACACAATTTGTTTTTGAAAGTTTAGAAGATGTTAGATTTTATAATGTTAATGAAAACAGGATTCAAGATAACGCAACTGGTTTAGCAAAATTCGATTCTATTGAATTGCCCACATTAAATATTAAGCCTAGTTTTGTAGAAGGCTTTTCGTGGGTAGATGAAGACGGTACCACACAAGGCGACAGATGGTATTTAGGCACAACTGGATCGTACTTTACTAATATACCGTTAATTTCTAGAAGCGTTAAACATTACGATATACAAGTTTCAGTTTCGTCTAACTTCGGAATATACACAAACGGAACAGTGGGATCATTTGTACTACCAACAGAAATAGAATTAGGAACTAGTGACTCGACGACTGACAATGGAAACGTTGTAGTAGTTGCAGACACAGGCGTTGTAAATTCGTTACCAACAGTTAAAGTACGATTTGATGGCTCAACGTTTGGTGGCAACATACTAGATTCGCAAGGACGTATAGCATTTAGATATGCAGACGCCAGTAATGCACCAGCAGATTATGTACTATCAGTATCAGATGTAAGTGGTATTGCGCCAGCTGGAGTAAATTTCTTATTACTAGATATTAATGGTAATACAACTCCTACGGCGGCGGACATAACAACCCAAACAGGCAACATCCAGGTAAACTTAAATGCACGACATCATTATGCTGTAGACAATACAACTAGAAACAACAGAAGTGATAATGTGTCAATTAAATATGTTAACGACAACAGCAGATTAGAATCGCCGATTGTTTATAGTGCTATAGGAAACTTTAGTTACCCAGATGGATATACAGATCCTAAGAAGGTAAAAGTTACGCCTGTTAATACACAATCATCTGACAGTCCAGATAATCCAATTCAGTTTGAACAGTTTGTTGGTGAAGATGATATTGTGTTGTTTGAAAATTACGAAGACTTCGATGGCTACACATATACTAGACCTGTTAAAGCAGGAATATTAGATTTACGAAAAGAAATTGGAATTAATTTTAGTGCTGATATGACATATATCGCAGGTGACTCTATCGGTGATGCTACTGTAGAACCTAGGACAGGCGTAACACATGCAACCGCAGATTACGACTTCTTTTTAGTTAGAAACAAAACAGTTGTTAATCTATTTAACAATACAAAGGGATCAGAAACTTCTAAAGGTTTGCATAACAAAAAGATTTATGCTAAAGATACCGGGAAGGTATTTATTTTAACTAAAAGTAGTACAGACTTATCTAGAGTTAGTAACTACGAAAGCTCGTCCCATTTCGCTAAGAAAGGAAGAAGTTTTACGCAGAATACACAATCACAAAGACAAAACGGTGTTATATTTAAATGGACTCATGTTGCAGATAATAGCATGAGAATTGATCCTAGTGTTAGTAATGTACATGAATTTTTTGTACTTACTTCTACATATTGGACAGATATGCAGGCATATATTAAAGTACCAGGAACAGCATTTCCAACAGCACCTACTAGTTCTGAATTAGAAAATGAGTTTGCAGTATTGCAAGACTTTAAATCCGCTAGTGACCAACTAGTATTTAAGAGCGGTAGATTTAAACTTATATTCGGAACTGATGCGGCAGATGAACTACAAGCAAAATTTAAAGTTGTTAGATTGCCAGGCACAAGTTTAAGTGATAATGAAATTAAGACAAAAGTAGTAGGAGCCATTAATGCTTATTTTGATATTGAAAATTGGGATTTTGGAGACACATTCTACTTTACAGAATTAAGTAGTTACATACATCAACAAGTTGGTAATTCTATCGGCAGTATTGTTATTGTACCAACAAAGGCTTCCGGCGTGTTCGGAGACTTATTCCAAGTTAAAGCGGATGCAGATGAATTATTTTTAAGTACAGCAGGCATCGACCAAGTTGATGTTGTAGATAAATTGACACATGGTAATATTAAGCCTAACAAGTCAAGTACTGGACTATTAACAACATACAATGGTGTTGAAAGTGAAGTAGGCCCGTATGCCATTAATGGATATTATCCGTTATATGCTTCAGCTGAAGCGGCAAATTTTGCAGGTGACGGAACAAGTCATACTCACACATTCTTTGGGCAAACATTTTATATGCCTAACGGTGTAACATACTATCACGGTACTTATGTACTGGATCAAAGTGTAGCGGACACTACATTAGGTAATACAATTACTTTAAATAATACTGTTGGCAACTCAGGTAGCTCAACAGATAACAGCGGATATTAGGAAAAAACATGGCTGATAAGCAAATAAGTAAGTTGCCTGGACAAGGGCAAACTACAGTATTAAAGAACTTTTTTGAAACTACAGTAGAACAGTTATTCAGTAAGAGCAATATTGAAACAATTTCCGCTTATGTTGGACGTAAAGAACCAGATCAGTTTGACTCTAGTAGGGACCATTACATTACTGAGCCAGATGCTAGTAGACAAAAGTATAGTTTAGAGCCAGCAATAAACACAATTGATGCAACCACAGGGCGTTCAACTAACATACTTTTTTACGAAGATTTTGTTAACCAAATAAAAAGTTATGGTGTAGATACAAAAAATGAAAACGTGTTGTTCGATACGAACTTTTATAGTTTCTTACCGCCAATTGATTACGACAAATTAGTTAATTTCCAAGAATATTTTTGGAGCCCAGAAGGGCCAAATAAACTTGCAATAAGTGGAACAGCACAATCTACAATTAACATTTTAAAAGATGTTATTGGCAAAAAGGAATACACTTCACCTAATGGCGTAACACTTAAAAACGGTGCTGTTATAGAATTCGAAGGAACACATGTTATTCCTGCTTCATATCTCAATAATCGTTATATTGTTGAAGGTGTAGGCGAAAGTATAGTTTTGTATTTGAAGGATCAAAACTTCAGTGCTATATTTTCCACACCAGCATTTACACCATGGGACGAAGAGCTTATAACTGAAGAGACAACACTTATAGCAACAACTATACCTTCAGGATCAATATCTGCTTCTGCATTACTACTAGAAGACAACGGCACACCTAGACAGTATTACGATGAGTTTGGCGAAGTTGTTGAAAACGAATTTTTCACTAGTTTAGCCGATACAGATTTAAATGGTAATGCTTACTGGACAGGTTATGTTACTGGAGCTGACGGATTCTTATCGTACATGAATACAGGTCTATACGGCTTTGATGCTGAACCATGGGATGGTGGCAACACACAAAGTACTCCAGACTACATGCTTATGCAAAGGGGAGCAGTTGATAACAACACTTGGAGTAGGATCAACTTTTGGCATCATAAAGACAGATTCATAGATTCAGGTACATCATTGCCTAGCAAAAATGTTAGAGCAAAACGCCCAATTCTAGAATTTAATAGAAACTTAGAATTATATAATTTTGGTACAACAGGATTAACCTTTAGTGCAGATTTAAGTGGTGCAGATTATACTAAAGCTGAAATACAAGGTAGACCGATTAGTGCGCCACTTGATAGCCAAGGCTTAAAAGTTGCTAACAAAATTGTGTTGCCAGACGAAACAACTGCAATATCACAATATATCTATGTTGTGGAAGATACTCAAACACAAACGCTAAATGGAGCAGTTACTAGTTCCACTACAATTGTTTTAGATAATAGCCAAGATGTTTATCCTGGTGCTAGAGTTACAGGTACTGGTATATCAGCTGGCTCAAACACTCTCGTAGACACAGTTGATACTGACACCAATACTGTTATATTAACTACAGCAGAAACTTTAGCAGACGGTGTTACATTAACATTTAGTAATAGAGTAAAACTAACAAGAATGCCACATGACACTAACCCTGTGGGTGCTGTCGACGGTGATGCTAACTTTATACCATGGACACCTACAGTAGGTGATACATTGCCAATACTATTCGGTAACACCCACCAAGGTAAAGAATATTATTGGACTGGCACAAATTGGGAAGTTGGACAACGAAAGGCAAGTGTTAATACCGCACCTTTATTTAAGGCTTATGATTCTAAAAAACGTGCATTAGATGACGACTTGCTTTACCCACAATCATCCTTCAAAGGAACTCCACTGTTTTCATATAAAACTGCTACAACTAGTACAGTTAACGATAGCGTTTTAGGTTTCCCATTAGAATATAGAAACTTCAATAACTTCAGTGAGATTGTATTTGAAAATAATATGTCGTCTGCTGTTATTAGTTATACACCATTTGGCGCTAATGCAACTAACTTTGTAAAAGGCTACATATATTATAAGCAATCAAATACAGACGGAACAATAACTTATGACACAGCATGGCGTGGACATAAAGATCCGTTCAAGCAAAAAGTTGAAGATGACTATGAAGTAGCACAGGCTGATATTGATAACAGTAGAGTCCATTGGGAAATTACTGCTATACCATCAGATGTTAATGACATCAGAGTAAAAGTAAACGGCGAAAGAAGAACAGACTGGACATACAATGCTTCGTTAAAAACTATACAATTTAATGAATTTAATCTTACTAAAGATGCTACTATAAGAATTAGCACTCCTACTACAACAGGCTTGCTAGAAGATAAAGCAAGACATGGTAGATATGAGTTGCCTATAGGCTGGTATGCAAATACAAATAAAGACGATATTTTAAGTGTAAGTGAACCACAGTACTTAGAGCATGTTAAAACATATATCGAAGAACAAGAATTTATTTCAGGAGATGCATTAGGCGATAACAACTTTGTCGACTTAGACGACGACAAGAAACTTGCAAACAAAATTGTACAAACAGATGACGATTTGTTAATGGCAGGCTTCCTTGTAAGTAACGATGCATTTAATATTGTAGACGCAATTAAGTTTAATGGAGATGAATATCTCAAGTACAAGAACAGATTTAAGAAAGAGACTAAGCGTTATATCAATACTACCGACACAACATCGATGACCAACCATGCAATTTTGGAAGATGTTTTACAAAATGTTATAGCATATAATCCAGGCAAACTTGTATTTGATTATAGTTACATGTTAGCAATAGGCGATAGATACGATGAAGAGATAGTTGTTATTAATAATATTGTACAAAAAGAATACACATTAACAAATTACTTAAATCTATCTAACATAGAAAACGCTATTCATGTTTATGACCAAGATGCAAACGGTAACGATGTACTATTATTAATAGACAAAGATTATACTATGACTGGTACTTCAGGAGTATGTACATTAACATTTACTACAGAGTATGATTTAACATTAGGTAGTTCAATTAAAATTAGATTCTTTAATAAGAATAGAGAAAGTGCTCAATGTCCGCCGACTACAGCGGCAATGGGAATTACACCTGTACATATACCAACAATGATGTTAGACACATCATTTGCTGATCCTATTAATGTTATTGTTGGACATGACGGAAGTAGAACAGTTGCAGATAACGATAAGCAAGATGAAATTTTATTAGAATTTGAAAAGCGAGTTTACAATAGTGTACAGCAAGTTTATAGAAGTAGACCTTCATATCCTGACTTGAATGTGCATGATGTTAGACCCGGCGCATTTAGAAATACTGGAATTGACAGAACAGCATACTATAATATTTTAAGAGAAAACTTTAATAAGTTTATTGCACGAAACGAAGCAGACTTTGTTGTTAACGAATACTATGATGCAGATAAGCCATTCAGTTGGAACTACAACTCAGGTACTACAGAACCTGGTTACTGGAGAGGAATATTTGAAGATTGTTTTGATACTGCTAGACCCCACACTCATCCATGGGAAATGTTAGGTCTTGTTAAAAAGCCAACTTGGTGGGACTCACAGTACATTACAACAACGTATACCAACTACGGCAGTAATAACAAACCTATGTGGACTGACATCGAAGATGGTATAATTAGACAAGGTGATAACGAGAATTTAATTAATTCAGTATACAAAACTAATAATCCTTATGCTAGAATAGGACTAAAAGCAATGTTGCCAGTGGACGAAAATGCTAACTTATTAGCACCTGCAAACATTGCCAGCACATCATCAACAACTAAAACTATATCATGGGTCCAAACAGAAACTGGTACAGCAACAGCCAACGCAACATCATTTGTAGGTACCACAGACGGGCTACACTTAAATGAAAGAACAGATGGCAATACTACATATGTTAATGTAACAACAAATAACATATTAAATCATGACATAGGCACATTCCCTATTAGTAATAGTACTGCATTTGTAGAAGACAAAGAATCAAAATACGCTATAAAAGTTACTGATGATACAACTAACGGCAACTATTATATACAGGCAAATACAACAGTAGCAACGGCTTTCACTGGTGCTACTACAACAGGCAGTACTCATAAAGGTATTGCAGTTAACGGTGCATTAGTATTCAACGAAGACTCAGGTGTTGCTATTGATACCAGTAATAACTGGCACTACAATGCTATGTTCAGAAACGAAGTAGGCAGAGATTCTGCAGGCGGCAATCCAGACACAAATAATCGTTATGGATATGTACAACCTAGTCCACAAACAGTTGGACTTACAGAATGGGATACATCTTCCCACAGTCCAATCGTCGGCTGGGCATTTGACGGCAACCCGATTTACGGACCATATGGCTACACTGATAGATTAGACGACACTAGTGCAATTAAAAGATTAGATTCTGGTTACAGTTTGAGAACAGACTCAAGAGACACAATAGCATTGGGTGTAGGCGGAATGCCTACAGGCGAGTTCATAGAGGACTATGTGTGGGATTCATCAACAGGCGACTTGGATCCATTTAACGGACGCTTCATGGTTACACCAGAATTCCCAAGCGGTGTGTGGGCATATGTAGCCACTATAGATAGTGCAGGCGCTCCTGCTTACCCATATACTACTGGGCCTAAATTTAGATTCGCGCCAACAGACCTTGCAAACAATATATTGGGTGCAGGAACATTTGCTACTGCTGGTACTGAAAATTACGAATTAGTAAATACACAAACAACAACATATACTGCTGACACAGTATCAACAGCAAACGAGTGGAAATTTGGCGATGGTGCACCAGTAGAAAATGCATGGAAGATGTCTGAGCAATATCCATTTGCATTAGCTGAAGCATTGTTCCTCACTAAACCAGGTAAGTTTGCAAGTGTATTTGCAGAACCAGAAAAAATTATTAGAAGTACAGCGAATTCACTACAACTTCTAGACAGTCAAACATTTAAACGTTATAAAGTTAAAGATGCAGTTGTACATGGTAACACTGCCGCTGATAATAAAACACTATTAACAAATACAGGTTATACACAATTTATAGATTCGTATTTACGCTTTAACGGTATAGATACAAAAACAGTATTTGCAGAACCATTTAAAACTGTTAATGGCAAACTAGGACACAAATTTGCTGGCTTTGTTGATAAAGACACAATGACAGTATTCAGCGATAGTTATAGTACAACAGGTGATAGTTCAAGTTTAATACTTCCACATGAAGATATTCAGGTTAATATTCATGTTGGTCCATACGCAACAACAAATCAATATACAGGTGTAATGGTCGAACTCACTGAACAAGGATACTATAAAGTATCTGGTTACAGTAGTACTAAACGATTCTTTGAAATTGAAACAGCAAACAAAGAAGGTAAACGTACAGAAGTAATGGTTGGCGGTGAAGCCGCAGACTTTGTACAGCATAGTAGCACACTTCAATATGTAGCAGGAGATATTATTAAGTCTGGGTATAATTATTTCCAAGCAAAATCAACAGTTCCTTTAGGAACACCTGTTACAGATACAGGCTACTATCAAAGACTTCCGTCATTGCCAATGGTTAATGCCGCTGAAGCAACTTACTACTTAGAAGGCACTGGTATAACAGAACGTGTAGAGTACGGCACAGTTTATAAAAATATAGGCGATGTATTTGAATTTTTAGCAGACTTAGGCAGAAAGCAAAAAGCATTAGGCTACGACTTTAACGATTATGATAATTCAATCGGTGATGTAAGCGACTGGATATATGCAGGTAAGCAATTCTTATTCTGGAGTTTAGGAAAGTGGGCGGCTGGTAATACATTGAGCCTAAGCCCAATGGCAAGAAACATTAAATTTACTGCCGCTACAGGAAGAATAAGCGGAATAGATGAATCCAACAAAGGACAATTTAGCATACTTGATGAAACAGGCAAAAAGATATTGCCTGCAGATTGTGTTATAGTTAGAGACAGCAACACAATAGAAGTAAGTCCTCCAGAAGGAAAACAAATCTTTGGTATTATTTTACATACAAATAATATAGAACATGCTATGCTTGTTAATAACAGAACTGTATTCGGCGATACTATTTACGACACAGTATTTGGGCATAGACAAAAACGATTAAAAATTAAAGGTAAGCGAACTGCAAACTGGACTGGTTCGTTAATGAGTGAAGGTTATTTAATAACCGATAATGGCTTGAAGCCAAACTATGATACACTTGCGGCAGACATAGGAAGATACAATGAAGTTGGCTATGTGCCAGTTGAAAGACATGTCTATGAAGCAAGTAGAAGACAATACGGATATAATGAAAGAAAGTATCTTAGAGAATTTGAACTTGTAGATGATAACCAGTTTGATTTCTACAACGGTATGATTAGAGACAAAGGTACTAAGTCGAGTATCGAAAAATTACTTAACAGTGATAAAGTTTTAGTACCAGGTAGCATAGCAGTATACGATGAGTGGGCTCTTAAGAACGGCGAATTCGGTGATGTTGAAAATACTCAACGTTTAGATATTAAAGTAGAAGATTCTGAAATTACAAGTGAAAACCAATTAATACAAATTGTTTATCCAGAAGATGTAGTTAGTGTAATCAGCGAAGTAGAAGTACTTGGTGCTACTACTAAGTTCTATAGTGTTCCTGTATTAGAAATTGAAGGTCCTCCAGCAGAGATTCCAGGAAGTTTTGCATACGGCGGCGGAACAACTGCCGAAGCATTAGTTAACCTAAACACAGACGGTACAATTAAAGATGTTGTTGTTACTGAACCTGGATACGGTTATACTATTAATCCTAGTGTAACAGTTGTTGCGGCACAGTTATTAACTGCAAACATTACAACATACTTCAGTAAGCCATATGCTATTAGTAATTCATACCTAGATAACTCGGGTACATACTCAGGTAATGCATTAACAGGAATAAGTATAACGGATAATTTTTCAGCAAATGCATCTTCATTTATTGACCTAAGTTCTTCTAGTAATATTAGTTTAGTTGCAGATGCAATTAATTTAAATGCTAATACAAATGCAAACGTTTCAGCAACAGTACTTACAATTAGTACAAGTGTTGCAACTAACTACATGCTACAAATAGAAGGTAACGACTTTACATTAAGTAGTGCCAATGATGCACAAAAAGATGACCTTGTAAATAAATTAAAATTAGATAACTCCGCAAATATTATCCTCGACACAGGAACAAAACGTTTCCAACCTAGACAGCGATATAGTTTCGAGAGTGCGAATGCTACTACATCATCTGATGTTATTGTTAACGTAAACGGAGAAGCAGTAGATGAGTCTGGAAATTGGGTATTTGATTCTGGTAGTAGAACAACTATTACACCTACAGAAAGAACAGTAGCAGGCTCATTAACATACACCTTTGCTCCAATGTCAGGTAACGGATTATCACAAACAACACTAGCAAGTGGAAACATTGAACTAGAAAACTTGCAAGTAATAAACGGTAACTACCCACATATAGAAGTGCTTGTTAACGGAACATTATTAAGTGATGCATTAGAGACAGACGGAACAAATGGATTCCAAATTGATAACATTGCTGGTACAGACAATGCTACAATTACATTTTATGATGTTACTAAATTGCCAGGCGGAGAGCTAAACGAGAATACGCCTATTACAGTTATTGAAAGAGCGTCAATAGACTTCCTCCCTGCATACCAGGGCGACTTACCAGGCAAAGGTTTAAACATTAAAGTTAAAGCCACTGATGCACTTGCGGCAAGACTTAAACAACAACGAACATTAGAAATAACACCAGACGACTTATCAGATTCAACTATATTGATTGACGTGGATGACAGCGAGAGATTTATTCATAGACCAACAGATATGAAATCTAAAAACTTGTGGCCCGTTACAAAAAATGTAAACTTCACAGGTGTTACAGATAGTAAGTACAGTCCTTTACCTAACGCAGGTTATATATCCTCATATAATGTAGGATATCAAGCAATGGATTTACAAGACTTTACAAACTTGTTTGACATAGAATCACGTCCTGCAAGTAAGATACCACAAGAGAATGATGTAGTACATTTTGCTATAAGTGAACATGACGACTTTGATGCATACAAACTAGTAGAGCCTGCAAACAGTAATGTTGCTTACATTAAGTTTAATGAAGACAGGGGCACATCACTTTTATATACAGATGTAAGTTTAAACCAATATGCTAACATGAACGTGTTATCAGATGAAGCAAACATTACAAACTATTACGACAATGTTATAGCACTAAAACGTGACGGAATTGTAATGGATGATTTCTTTGCAAACATTGAACTTGCTAATGGCGAGAAAGCATATGACAATACTATAATGGAAGTTAATAGTCCTGTTGCATATTTCTTAAACGAAGATCAAATTATTAAGAATTCTATAACAATATCAGGCATTGGCTATAAAGAGCCACTAAGATTACTGATAGATAAAATTGAACCAACAGTAAGTGGTAATGTTTCGGCGGCAACATATTATGTTAATACTTCAGAAACGTTTGCTCTAGATGCCAACGTTGGTACGGGCAATACAGTTGACTTAACTTACACAGGAACAACTTCGATAAATGATTTAGAAGAAGGTTCGTATGTAACATTCACAGATGCAAGTTCAGGATCATTAAACGGTAATACATATAAAACAAGTAATGTATCTGTAAGTCCTCCCACAATGGCAACAACATTAACTGGCACAACCGATACTGGAGTTTATTCTACAACAATTAACGGTACAGTATCTAGTGCAACTACTATAGTTATAACAGCAACATCTACGTTAATTAGCATTGGACAAATTGTAAGTGGAACAGGTATTCCTGCAGACACAAAAGTTACTTCAATTGACTCCGACGGTGTTACAATTGGATTGGATACAACAGTTTCGATAACAAGCGGCACAGATGTTCAGTTCTCTAAAAGAACTAGTAATTTTAGTACAGCAAATTCTATTGTAACTACATTCACAGTTGAGGACGCAAGTTTTAGTGCAAATGTAAGTTCAAGTGCTTTAAGTCTAGCAGTTAATAACGGATTAGTATTTACAACAGATATGGACACATCTACAATTGCAAATTTAGGTGTTGTTAAAATTAATAATGCAGGTTACTATTCAGGCGTATACAGAGTTGTTGGCAAAACAGCAAACTCAATAAGTGTTTATGGTGACTATGTTGAACCTACAAGTGTTGTACTCACAGTAGCCACAACAAGTGGAAGCACAGATACAACTATTGCTACATCAAATGTATTAATTTCTACAGGCATGTTAGTAAGCGGCACAGGTATTACTAGTGGTACAACAGTTACAGACATTACAGCAACTGGAGTAACATTATCTCAAAATGCAACAGCAACTGGAACAGCAAGCCTTACATTCCAAGATAACATATTTGTTGATGCAACTATATTATCAGACCAAGTAGATGTTACATTAGTTGAAGCACATACACTTGCAACTGACGGCTCTGACACAATTGTAGATAAAGTTGTAAACATTGAAGAAATGGAACCAAACTATTATAACTGGGCATGGAAAGTAGAGTCTGTACCTAGCAACACAATTATACGTTTAGAAGGTTTTGCTTATGACCATCCATATGTAACTGGTGGTGTAAGATACGTTTCACAAAAAGAATATAATATACATGGAGTAGATACTTTAGCAACAGATGGCGGTGAAGATTCTGAAGCATACCTAATTTCAAAACATGATGGTGATATCATAGTTAACGGAGCCAAAGTAGCTAATGCCTTCCCAATGCATACATCACAAGAATATGCTGATGAAATTAATAGGCAAGTGGCAATTAAAGCAGGCGCGATTATTCAATGTGACTCAATGTACCTATCGTTAACTGGTATATCAAACAATCCTAGGATCCGTGGAAGACAGCATGTAATGAGAAATGGCAGAGGTACTAGAGGCGGCAGAGGCAGAGGTCAAATACCATTTAAGTCAGGCATGAAATTGCCTAACAATGTTTTTAATAACATAACAACACAAAATCCTATACCTGCTGTGGGCACACCATTTGTGCCGCAGACACCATCTCCGGCGTCAGTAGCATCTAGCGTGTTCGGAGGAGTCGTAAATAGTCTTATTAATGTAACAAACAATGTAAGGGCAGGCGGTACAAATATTAAAGGCAACCCGGTACCAGCACCGGCAACACCACAACCTATACCAACAATTATTCCACCAACAGCAGTGGGACGAGGTATCACTGGACCTGGAGCGGGGCCAACGGCTTCCGGAACAACAGTTGTAGACTGGACACCGTTAATGACTATTACACAGCATGACGAACCATGTCCTCCTCCTCCACCAGTACCACCAGCGCCACCGGTGCCGCCAGTAACATCCGTATTTGTAAACGAGATGAACTCGCAAGGCAGAGGTACAACAGAATCATTTAAATATAAGTTTGCTTCAGATTCTAGTCAATCATACACAGTTAAAATACTGTTTGATATGTATAGTGCTAAAGACAGACTAACAGTATATCAGAGTAAATCTGCAGGGCAAAGAGGTACTAAAATTGCAGGTACAGGTGTTTTAAGTACGTTGAGTAATATAACACAGGCAGATGTAAATGCATGGTCTAATGCTAAGTGGCAGATTTCCGCTGGCTTAACACAATGGCAAAGGAATAATATAGGGCCCGGTAGCCTATTAGGTCAAAACTATACTTCACATGGCAACGGATTTGTAAAAGAAAACGGTAAAGTAACATGGTCATATAATGCCTCTAAAGGTCAATACATAACTATTACGGTAGACAAAGATTCTAAAACTAGTACAGCATTTAGATATTACATGGAACATCCAGCAGACGATAACAAAGGTGGTGGATATCCTGCGGCAGGCACTACAGGAATTGGATCTCCACCTCCAAACGGAAGCCAGGGTATAAAGTTTCCTAACTTGCCAAACCAAACACAGGTACATGGCACACCGTTCTCATTACCTAATTTACAAAATATAGTATCATCAGGTGTCGGTGTTGGTTTCTTGAATATGGGAGGCAACTTCGGTCTCGGCGGAAGTGGAGGCGGCTTTGCTTCAGTTAATTTGAATTCATCTATGACGTACCCACTGAATCTTTCACCAGCTGGTGTCCCTTCATATAAACTTCCTGGATCAGCAAGTTATCCGCTTGGTAACCAACTATCTAATGTTGGCACAGGAACTAAGACAACAAATTCAGCAGGAACATCTTACATATCATTAACTGCATTAAAGAAAAATTCTACTAACGGCACAGTATCGCCTGTGTCAAAGCCAGTACATGTTCCAATATGTAAGCCTAAGGCTAGAGTTAAAGTTTGTGGACAAACTAAAATGGTTGGTAAAGGCGATTCGTTCTTTGTTAACGGTGACAAGATAACATTAAGTGGAACTACTAACTTAGACGCAATTAAGAACGAAATACAAAGTCAATCAAAATCAGTTAATGTATCAATAACAGTAGATCCAGCAACAAAAGAAAAGTGTTTGATGATTGTTAACAAATTATCCGATCCAATGATACTTAGAAATGGTTGTGCTGGCGGCATATACAAAGAAGTGCTTGACTACTCTATTAAACAAGATAATCAAGTATGCTTTAGCAAAGAAACAGTAGCAGGTCCAACAACGTTAACTAATGCGCCAAGTGGTGGCGGTAATGCTACTATTGTTGGAAGTAGTGTGGCATCATATACTACTAATACTATAACAGCAGATCAAAACAAACAAGGGCTTGTTAAAAATAATATATGTATTACAGCAGGCACAGGATACAGTCCAGGTGACGTAGTAAGGGTTATGGGTGGCACACCTGTAGTTAGTCAAGGTACTAGTGGTATAATTGATCTTACTGTTAGCAATCCAGGTTACGGATATACAAATGCAAACGGCATTGCTACTCCATTAACAATTAAAATCGGACAACGAGGAGAACCAGGATCAGGTGCAACAGTAGATTATAATTCAATTAGTTATGATTCAAATGGCGGCATACAAAAAATTAGTATATTACTAGAAGGTAGTGGATATAGCATAGATAATCCTCCAACTGTGACAGTTAAAGGACAGGGTAGAGATGCAGTTATATCAGCAAGACTTAAAGAACAAGTTGCAGTTGAAAGACCTGCTAAGTTTATTATCACAGGTGTTGATGCTGACGGCGGCATAACTGATATACAAGTTATTGATAGAGGCATATACAAAATATTCCCAAGTGACTTAGACAGCGGTGTACCTATCCAATATGATATTAAGCGTTCGCAAACAGGTGCTAATCCAAATGAAGTATTAGGAACACTGGGCTCAGCAGGCGAAGGCTCAGGCGGTAGAGTATTCCTAACAGCAAGAGATATTCCTAGTTGTAATGAGAAAGGTAATGCGTTAAACGATTTAGGTTTACCTGAAGGAACAATTAACAGACGTTCTCCATTAGGTCAATTAGCAGATGATATCACTAGATGGTCACCTGTAGACGAATTTGGTAATCCTTTCTTTGGAGCCGAAGAGAAACAATACGGGCCAGACGGCAGAGAACTTAATCCAGATGACGGTGGCGCTGGCGGACTTTTACCAGGCACTACAGGACGTCCAGGTGGAGGTTTTGCAGGTAGTGGTGACGGCACAGGCGCTGACGGTGACGGTATCAATTTCACTGATGATCCGTTAATGTTTAGTGAACTTATTTTAGGTGGACCTGATATCGATGGTATAAGAATAGAGGATCCATTGAACCCAGGACTATTGAACTCAATGGGTATAACTGACGGAGACTATGTATGCGGAGTACATCCAAACTTTGAAAACATTGATTCTACTGGAATTGATCCTCAATTGGATGTCACTGGAGCATTAATAGATACCACCACAGGACAACAAATAGGACGTGGCGGCGGCTACCAAGGCAACATGCCGTGGGCGCCAGGCTTTAACTTAGCAATGGGGTTAGGTAATGCTAGTACAATTGCTAACTTATATGAGTATGAACTTAGACAAGTAGACGGCACTAGTCCTGTAATATTTACTAACGACAATCTTCTTAGACAAGATGTTAAGCCGTTACTATTAGAAAGTATGCGATTTGATACTGAATCAGGCTTAACATTATCAGGCATGAGCAACGTTTGGATTGATAATTACGGTGGCAATGGCTGGGCATATATAGAAAATGGCACTGTTATTAGAAAGCAAGAGTCTATGACAGATATTGCATTCTTAGATGATGTAATTACATATGATGCCGAGACTGCTGAAAAAGAATTTGATATTAATTTATATGATCCGTTCAAAGGTATTATACCAGGATTCATAGATAAAGATATTACATATAAATCAGAACACGATCCAATTGTGTATGATCCAATGTATACTAAATTTGGTGCTGAGCAAGTAGGACAAACTTGGTGGGACACTAGTAGAGTTAGATACAACTGGTATGAGCAAGGCACAGGATCATATGGACAGTTTGCTTACAACAACCAAGAAAGAAATAATAATTGGGGCTCTAAATTCCCTGGTAGTGAGATTATAATTTACGAGTGGACTAAGAATTCTGTTCCACCCGAAGACTACAGCGGACAAGGTGTTGCTATAAATTCTAACCAGTTTGTACAAGAACAACACATTAACCGTAAAGGCAAAACAATAACTTCTTATTACTATTGGGTTAGAGGGTTGGCAACTGTATCAAATGATGCTATGGCGAATTTAGGTAGAACTCATAGCACACAAGAACTAGAACAATTGCTGGACAATCCAGAAGGAAATAGAATACCTTACTTTGCACTTGTTTCACCAGAAGCAATGACTATTAATAAGTTAGGCGATTTAATTAAAACAGAAGACTCTATTGTAAGTTTAAACTTTAGAAGAAAAGATTCAGGGTTAGCACAAAAGCATACCAGCTGGTCACTAGCAGGTGAAGGCGATGCTAGTGCATCTATACCTGACAGTTTAAGTATTAAAGTTATAGACAGTTTAGCAGGATATAATGCTATAGACGAAGTGGTTCCAGTAGCAGGATTAAGTGCTGGCGAAAGATACGGATCATCGTTTAGACCTAGACAAACAATGTTTAAAGATATTAAAGCGGCTAGGAAGCAAATGTTCGAAACATTAAATGACATATTCTCAGAATTGCAAATGGACACAGTGTTTTTAGATTGGAGATACGGCTTGCCAGCGGCAACACCACATTTATTAACTACTAATTGGTTTAAGGTATTAAGAACTAACAAGGTAAAGAATAATAAAATTTACTACAACGAAGACTATAAGCCACTTAGACGAGTTACATCTGAAAAGCAATTACAATTATTAGTAAACTTATTAGATAAGAGTATTGTCCAAGTACAACAAGATAATGCATCTAAATATAAATTATTTGAATATTCTAAATCAGATAATACGTTTACACTAATTGCAATAGAAAATGAAACTGTACAATGGGACACTTCGGTGTACACTGAAAAGCAACAAATAGAACTTGGAAAAGAAATTAGACAAGTATTAAATCACTTGTATACTAATGTGTTTGTTGGTTCACACAAACTATTTTGGAACAAGTTATTCTTTAGTATGGTCAAATATGCAATTGGCGAACAAGTAGAATTAAGTTGGGCATTTAAATCAACATACTTGAATGTACAAAAACAAGAAACAGACTTAATACAATTTAAAGGTTTAAAAGTTGATAACTTTAGTAAAGCAGTAGATTACTTCAACGAAGTTAAGCCATACAGTAGTAAGATTAGAAACTACAGGGATATTAAACAAGCACCGATAGAAGTAATGACTGGCTCAACAGGCGACTTTGATAGGCCTCCGTACTTCGACGAAGATTCATCTACTGTAAGAATATTAGACGCCAGTATTAGTACTGATGCAAATATACTTAATAGCGATCCGGCATACGCAGGATTTGTAAGTAGTAATGCACCTGTAAGACAGGTTAATACTAAAATTATATTTGACAGAGTAAATGCAGACTTGTTTGAAAATAGTTATGAAACACTTTCACAAACTGTAACAGCAACATCTGACTTAACCGAAGTAGCATTTAACTTTATACCATACATTACTGATGCAAGTGACGTATCAAGTCTTACAGTTAAAGTCAATGATGTAATTGTGCCTAATGTTAGTACTAGTACGTTACTAAGTGGAGATCAGACTAGAACAATAGATGCTGATGGGAACGAGACTATACTAACCGGTGATGCAATAGTTAACTGGACATACAATGTTGCTGATAACAAAGTAGTATTTAATAAAACGTACACAGATAATCCAACACTAGGTGGAATACAAGCAGGTGACGTTCTAACATTTGAATCAGTGTCTGGGTACAACCCAAGCAAAGAAACATTAAAACAGAGTGTTGCTAAGAACATTGTGGCAATTGAGTCAGAGGGTTTTGCTAGTTTAGGAAATACTTCATTGAACTGGAGAGCCGCTGACAGAGAGTTTAAGTTTAATACAGAAATTAGAACAGCGTTTATACATGCTATGGATTCTGCACACGGTGTAGGCACAGGAATTGATCCTATATACACAACTGATAAAGCTCTTATGACCAATATGGTAAATGATGGTAACCTAGACTATACATTAAGTTTAGTTAGGACTGCAATCGGTGGAGACTTTAAAGGTGAAATGCTAGATGCTAACGTGTTCACTGATATTGTTCCTGGAGAACATCCAACTACATACTACACTGATGCAAGAGGATTTGACTTCTTTGCATGGGATGATGAAGTTTGGGATAAAGATGTTAGTGTTAAAAACTTCCACGGTGTGTTTAATCAAGACAGACAGGGCAATGTGAACTACAGAATTAATAACGAAACTATATTTGGTTTTGATGCTGTAACATTTACTAAGTCTGGCTACGGACCAAATAGACCAGAAGAACTAGTTGTTGTGCAACCGTTTGAAACATTAGTTATGAATGTTTACACTAGTAACGTTTCGCATGGTAATGTAGCAATAGGAACAACAAGTTCTAAGCCAGTAAGACATACTGTGTTTATGGATTTATTTGGAAGAACAGATTATTATAGAAGTTCTACTACAGGATTAACAACAGTTACAGAAGTAGTTAATTCTTGGGATACTTCAATTACAGTAGCAGATGATAGCGTGTTACCACAAGCGGCGGCAAGTAATAAAGGTGTTATATGGATTAACTCAGAAAGAATAGAGTACACAGGAGTTGATTCAGTAAATAACAAGTTGCTAGGCATTATACGTGGTACTAGAGGTACAACAGTTAATCCAAGTATTGCAGTAGGCAGTAAAATATATAACGGTGAAGAGACAGAAAATATAGCACTGGAGAATTTCAGAGATCCACAAGACCTTAATTGGTTGGCATCAGACAGTAGTAGTTATATTACAACAAGTTTAAGTGATACATCGGGCGGTGTAGACACAGATAGTATCGTAGGATTCATTCAAGGTACTTAATTAAAACTATTTTTAAAGAAAAGTGATAAATAACAGCATGGAAGATAAAGAGATAATTAACCAAGAAAAAGCGGAGAGTCCTGTGGATGATACAATGGGTCTAAAGATGTCCGGGCATATTCTTATAAAAGATAAAGAAACCGGCGAAGAACTTGTTAACAAACGTAATGCTATTCACTATGGTAACATGGCGAATATGATTGCTCGTGCAATGACTGATAAATTAGGTGACTACTATGTTCACTTTATGGGTTTTGGCAACGGAGCAACAAGTGTTGACACAGCAGGTAAAGTAATTTACAAATCTCCAAGAGTAAGTGAAAGTTACGAAAGTAGTGGAACATTATACTCAAGAACTTATCAGAAAGTAGTTAGTAATAACACAGCAACGGATAAAATCGAAGTTATCCCTGGGCCAAGTTATACTGACTTAAAAATTACTTGTACATTAGGATATAATGAGCCTAGTGATGCTGATGCATTTGATACTAGTACAACACAAGATGGCTCATATGTATTTGACGAGCTAGGTTTATTATCTTATGCTGATGATATTAACGACAGTATTTTACTGACACATGTTATATTTCACCCAGTACAAAAAAGTAAGAACAGAGAAATTGAAATCGTTTATACGGTTCGAGTTCAATTAAATTAGAGGAATTTAAAAAATGACGTATTCAGTAAAAACGACAAACGAAGGTAGCACGATTACTGTCGCAACAGGTGAGGTAAGCACTAAATATGGTGTAGCACTTGTAGGCAGAAACGTATCAGGCTACGGTCAATTTTTCGTACAAAACACTTTATGGATGCTAGAGAACTTTGCTTCTACTAGTAGTCCAATTGCTAGAGGCGATTCAGCACTAGTAGGTCAACATTGGTATAACACCACAGACAACACCATGCGTGTATATGATGGCACAGTATGGAGAAGACAAACTCCTCTTATTGCTTCTTCGGCTCCGACATCAGACTTAGGTCAAGGCACTAGTTACTTCGATACAGTTGACAACAAAGAAAGAATTTATGACGGTACTACATGGCGTGATGTTTCATATCCTGGTACTGTTACTAGCAGATGGTCAGCAGAAAAAGGCGGATCTGCATACGGAACAAAATTTAGAACATTATACTTAACAGATAACACTTCAACTAAAAGAGCAGTTACGGCATTAGTTTATGTCAACGATGGTACTTCAGCTGGTTATACTACTAATGAAACCATTATGGCAATCTTTAGTGATTATCCAAACTTTACATTAACATCAAGTTCGCTATCATCTAGTTATAGAGATAGTGAAAGTGCTCCGATTAACTTGTACGCTGAATTCAATGATCCACAAGGTATTGGTTTAGAAATCAAACGTGGTATGAACTTAAGACGTGCATACAGTGATACATCTGTACCACTAGCAGACTTGGCTACATCGGCTACATCTGCAAATGCATTACTAGTTGGCTCGGACATTATATCGTCATCAAACTTCTTCCACACAGGAAGTTCGTCGATTGCTCCTACAAGTACAGATAGTGTTAACTTAGGTGAGTCGGCGGCAAGATTCAATAATGCGTTCTTAGGTGGCGATATTGTATTAGGTGATTCAACATCAGGCCTCGCGGCTACTCATACTATTAGAGATGCAGGCGGACTTGCAACATTGTCAGTTGGTACAACATCAAATCCTGTTGCTACACTTTATGTAGACGACATTCATATGTCAGGATCTATTATAGGCTTTGGCGCAGACACAATTGAAACTATTGGTAGTTCAGGCAATCCAATGGATACAGCACACATTAGTAATGTGTCTGTAACTGCTACGCAGAATATTACTACTAATGGTATAAAAGGTTTTGATTTAAAAGCAACAGATGGCACAGTTATTTTTGATGCTAGTACAGGTAACTTACAGAATACATCATTAAGTAACTCGTTAACAGACGGCGATGGTATAGCAAACTTTTCATATAACGGTGGAGCGGCAACTTCTGTTGCAGTAGACAACACAGTTATTAGAACAACAGGTACGCAAACATTAGGTGGAGCAAAAACATTCAGTTCTGAAACTGCATTTACTTCAGGAATAGATTCTTCAACTGCAACTGTTAAGTTTGGTTCATTAAGTGATGGTGCTATTACTATTACTGCATTCGTTGACGAAGACAACATGGCAACTAATAGTGCTACAATGGTTCCAACTCAACAATCAGTTAAAGCATACGTTGATGCCCAAGTGGCAGGCAAAGATAATACAGACGAAATAACAGAAGGTTCAACTAACTTGTACTTCACAAACGCAAGAGTGGATGCAAGACTTGTAGGTGATATTGCCCCAGCGGCAAATAACACTTCAGACCTAGGTACTTCAAGTAATAAGTATGCAAATGTTCACGCAACTACATTCCAAGGTGTTGCAACCTCGGCACAGTATGCGGATATGGCAGAAATATATTCTGCAGATGCAGACTATGAGCCAGGCACAGTTGTTAAAATTGGCGGTGAAGCAGAAATTACAATGACTACAGACCATGCAGACACAGACGTGTTTGGAGTTATATCAACAGACCCTGCGTACTTAATGAATAGTGCGGCAGAAGGTTTACCAGTAGCATTGGCAGGAAGAGTACCTGTTAAAGTAATTGGAAAAATTAAGAAAGGACAACGTTTAGTATCTAGTGATGTTCCAGGAATTGCATGGGCAAGTATGGAAGATGAGTATGACACAAGAGCCATTGTTGGCAGAAGTTTAGAAAATAAAGAAGATGGCGGCGAAGGAATCATAGAAGCTGTTATCGGTGTTAGATAGATAAATATAAGTAAGAAACTAGTAGGAGTTTAATATGGCAAGTGGAAGCACTTTATCAGTATCCGGTGGATACACAATGACCCAAGTGGTTGCTGGCGACACTATCGATGATGCAGATTACGACGGAATGAAAAACAATGTCTACAGGCAGTTAAGTACTCCTGCTGATTATACATTGGGAACATACACAGCAAGTTCAATATACGGATACAACCAGTCAATAGGATCGCTTGATGCGGCGGCTGGAGAATTGGTCAGAGCAAGTAGTACAGACAATGGATATAAAAATTTACAAGACGAGATTCAAGCGGTAGGTACATTCCTTGGCTTGTCATTAAACAGCACTAGTACTTCAGACGAAGTAGCAGGTGGATCTATAACAGCAACAGACTGGTCAAACTTAATGTCAGATGTTAAAAGTTGTTTTGATGGAAGATTTAGTGTACCAGGTGGAAGTTTAACTTCTGAAGCATTAATATCTAATTCAAGAACATCAGGCTGGGGCAGTTCAGGAACACCAGAAGTAACACATGAATTTTCAGTAAACTTCTCAAATGAAGCACATGCTAGAGCATTCTTTAATGCAGGCGGCGAAGTTAATTTTACTGCGGCACGTTCAGGCGGAACATCAGGTTCTTCAGCAGGAACAATTGGATCACAGAATGCTAACTGGACAGCATTATTAAGTGCGATGGGTACTTTAACATTTAATTTAAACAATGTAGTAAGTTCAGGTTCAACAGGAACAAGTGCTGGTAAAGGCTTTTACGAACTAACTACTTCATATCAACAAGTATACATCAAGTATGGTTCTAGTTCATATGCAAGTAACTACTATCAATTAGTTGCTAAAGTTAACAGTACTACTAACCCAACTGCGATAACATTCAAAGCAACATTTAGAGATGACCACGCACTAGGCGATGGTATTGGAGCAGATGGTGTAGACGGAAACGCAGATGATACAGTTGGATACGTTGACAGTGTAGACGGTACAGTTTCAAGTACTGCTACAACAAAACGTGCGAACAACGGTATAGCATTAGCACAACCAAGCTCAACTGCAATTTCAAATTTATAATTTAAAATTACAAAAAAAATAAGCCAGTTCTAGTAGCTGGCTTTTTTTATGGCTATAAATATATCTGTATAACACATTTTGTTGTACAAGGAAATATATGAATATAATAAATCATTTTATTGATACAATGAAGACGGTGTTGGTCACAAGAGCAACAGATATTAACGGAAGGTCAGATAGACCAGAGTACTGGTGGTTCACACTATACGCATGTATAGTATTTGGATTATTAGCAGTAGTAGATTACTATGTAATAGGATTTACATTCTGGAGTATGTTAGAACCATTCGGAGAGATGAAAGAGGCTGGAGTGCTAGTAGCACTATTCACACTAGGAACACTAGTGCAAAGTATAACACTAACTGCAAGAAGATTACATGACAGAGGTCGTAGTGGTTGGTGGCAGTTAATGTTAATAGTACCAGGATTAAACTTTATAGTATTCTATTGGTTAGTAAGAAGTGCTAAAGATACACCTGAAGCAAAGAAATATAAAAACCCTTACGGTAAATTACCTAAGTAAGTTTTAAGAACATTAGGGGCCAGTTATGATTACTGGCTTTTTTTGTGGTTGATAAATATAGATATGACTTCTAAACTAACTAAAGCATTAGAGTTTTCAAATTATAGATTAACTCTAAACATACAGCAAAATGCACTTCGATCCAAAGTGCAAACATTATTAAGTTACAGTACTAACGGAGGCACATTCGAGATATCTCAAATGCTTATTTCGTTTGTACAAACATTAATAACACAAGGACACAGTAAAGCAGTACTACTAGATGTGTATAATAACCCAGTCGAAATTGTCGGACTAGACGACTTCCTAGATGAAATTTTATCAAGATACTTTGAAGCAACAAACGAATATCACGCAGAATATTCTAAGATAAAGAAAAGCAGAAAAGTACATAAGTTGGTAGATTTGGAACTCGATGACAACTCCAAGTAAAGGTATATTAATATTTGCTCATAACAATGAGGAGATAGATTACCTAAAATTAGCAACTATAAACGCATACTATATCAAGGAGAATTTAGGTATAGATAACATTACGGTTGTTACAAATCAATTTAGTTACGATTATAACTTAGATGAAATGGGGTATGATTTTATACACAATGCTATATCAAATATTATTATAACAAGTAAAGATAAAGCATTTAAGAATATTAACAGACGCTCATACAAAGATACAAGTCACAAAAGTACATCACTGCCGTTTTATAATATAGATAGATGTGATGCTTATGACCTAAGTCCATACGATGAAACTATACTCATTGATGCTGATTATTTAATTATGAGTGATTCATTAAATCAGTGTTGGGGACACGACAACGAACTAATGATGAACTGGAACTACGAAGACATAATGTCAGAACGTAATGACGAATCATTAAAACGTTTAAGTCCTGTGGGCATAACAATGTATTGGGCTACAGTGGTATACTTTAAAAAGTCTAACTATGCACAACAATTTTTTAATACGGTACGACATGTGAGAGACAACACACAATACTATCAAGAATTATACAGATGGCCCGGAGGCTTATATCGTAATGACTATAGTTTTAGTGTAGCCGCACACATGCTGTCTGGGTTTGTAGAGAAAGGAGTTCCGCAACTACCTGTGCCTGCACTCTACAAAACATTTGACACCGACGATGTTCATTCTTCTCCAGAGAAAAATGAATTACTATTCTACTTAGAGAAGCCAAAAAGTTTAGGCGACTTTATGTTATGTAGATGGCGCGGTATAGATATTCATGTTATGAATAAGTGGGCGATAAACAGAGTAAGCAAGGAGTTACTAAGCCATGTCATCTGAAGACAAAGACTTTAGGAAGAAGCAACAAGATTTGACAGAATTAAACAGTGATGGAAACCGTCAACGTGGTCGTTACGGAGAAGATGAAAGTCACCTTAAACCAGAGAAGGATGAAGAAGATAGCAAAGAAAACACCAAAAGTAGGTGACCAAATTGAACATACCTGTACACTAAACGGTACGTTCGAAGGCAAAGTAGTACAATTATTGTCAATGCAGTTTGTATATGAAACAGCAAAAGGCGATAGGCGTTTCTGCATGTTCAGAGAACAATGGAAATTTAAAGAATGAACTTACGAGAAAAGTTAGATAAAAGAATGGATCAAATACAATCATGGATGGAAAGTAATTACCATTTGGATCATCCACAAGAAGTAATTGATCTCATAGACAAAGTTACGTTTGCCTGGGAAGTACTAAGCGAAGAGGACCGTGATTACATACACGGTTGTCAGTATGCCATAGAAGAAAAAATGGAATGGAATGTATGAGTAAAGGCTACATAGTGATTGCACAAAACAATGGCACTGTAGATTATTTACAGCAGGCATATGCACTCGCTATGAATTTAAAGTTAACACAGGGCGATGTAAGTAATCTAACGGTATGTGTAGATGCCAGTACTAAAAAACTTATTACTGCAAAACACAAAAAAGTATTTGACCATATTGTAGATATTCCGTGGGAGGATGACTCCAAAGACAAAGACTGGAAAATTAATAATAAGTGGAAATACTATTACATGACTCCGTATGACGAAACAGTTATACTAGACACTGACATGTTGTTCCCTACAGATGTTAGCCAGTGGTGGGATATCTTACAGCAAAAAGATATATGGGCATGTACTAATGTAAAAACATATAGACAAGAATTGATACACGACATGCATTATAGAAAGACACTAAAACTAAATGACATGCCTAATGTATATACTGCATTTTTTTATTTTAAAAAGTCAGATCTTGCTACAGAGTTTTTTAAGATGGTAGAGATTATATTCCAAAATTGGGAACGTATGTATTTTAAATATATGCCAAAAGGAAAACCTGATTGGCTAAGTGCTGACGTGGCGTTCAGTCTTGCAATAGATATTTTAGGAATATCAGATAAGTGTACAGCAGACCATATGACAGAACTTCCTACATTCATCCATATGAAAAGCGAAATACAAAATATACCTACGAGCTTAGTGTATGATGATTGGACTGAGACTTTACCTACATATTATAAATCTTATAAGGATTTCAAGATAGGAAATTTCCAAATAACACATCCGTTTCACTATGTTTCTAAGGAATGGTTAACAACAGATATGGTTGCTCAATTAGAAAGTGACTACCTTAAATAGGACACAATTATGACTCCAGGTGAAAGATTAGCATTACTTAAAAAAGAACAAGGCAGTCTTGCCAAAGTAATGGCACATGAAAACGACACCACATATATGATATACACCGATGACGGAGATATTGTGTATAAGAGTACTAAACTTCCTGTTGAAGAAACGATAGGTGAAAATTATCTTGCAAAATTTAAGTCTATTGACTGCAAGATGATTGACGAAAATAAAAAAGGCATGGGTCAGTTCAGTATAGAAAAAGATGAACATGATGTATGTCACATAGTATTAAAAACATACGAAATTGATAAAGTTACTACAGCAGGAAACTTTTTGACTGAAGTTACATCTGGTGCCGCGAATGTTTTTGATGTAAAAGTATCATTAACTGAAAACGATATTACTGTTACAATACATGCTAACACAATCAAAAAGAACAAAACTACACACAATTTAAAAATATATGCAACAGAAAAAGGCGATCCGCATTTTATAATAGAGCAATTTTTAATAGACGGCAATGCTTTACATAAAAATAAAACTGTTACATTACCTCACTCACTTACTGATATTACCGACATTAGTATATATACCTCCAAAATATATGATAAATACGTTAGAGTATAAACACACTAACACAGGATAAATCCATGGCTAAGATAGATGTAACGGAACTAGATATATTTTATATCAGTTATGACGAGCCTAATGCTGAAGAACACTGGGCAGACTTGCTTAACAAAGTACCGTGGGCCAAACGAGTTCATGGTGTTACTGGCTTCGATGCCGCACATAAGGCATGTGCAAACCAATCAGAAACAGATCGCTTTATCACAGTAGACGGTGATAACATTGTTATGGACGACTTCTTTGAACAAGTATTAGATGTACCAGAAACAGACCACGATGGCAACGACATAAGCAAGTGCATCTTTAGTTGGAATGCTAAAAACATTCTCAACGGATTAGTATACGGTAATGGTGGACTAAAGTGTTGGCCCACTGAATATACTAAAAGTATTAACACACATGAAGCCGCACAAGATGGCGAAGGTATGGAGTTTTGTTGGAAGTTAGATTACATACAACTTAACGATACGTTTAGTGAAGTACATCAAACAGCAAGTCCTTTCCAAGCCTTTAGAGCTGGATTCAGGGAAGGTGTTAAAATGAGTACAGACCAGGGTGCAAGAGTAAAGCCCGATGAGTTTAAAGAAAAGATTTGGTGGCAAAACTATAACAGATTACAAACATGGTGCAATATTGGCAGTGATGTAGAGAATGGCTTATGGGCCATATATGGAGCAAGGCTTGGTTGTCAAATGACTGTACTAACTGACTGGGACACTAATTTAATCAGTGACTACGATTGGTTTAGTGACTTCTTTAATAATAAAGTACTGCCACGTTTTCCAGGAGATACTGTTTGCCCTTACACTAAAGTAACATTTAATCCTGAAATGTTAGAAATCGCTATAAAAGATATTGGCGTAACATTAAATGATGAAATAAATGAGATGATGCTTTTCAATCCAGATCCTAACATGTGTAAATTTTTTAAGAAAACTTTTGTGAATCCAAAACGTTGGGGTGCTATGATTAGAGAAAAACAAATACAAGAACTATTAGAAAAAGGGTTAATGTAACTAATGGTTATTTTTATGATAGGTTCGTCAACTGCGTTCCCTCAAACTATTGCAGAATATCTAGGTACTGCTGGACACGATATACACTTACTTGGCAGAGACACATTAGACTATACTAAGCCAGCCCAAATGGAAAAACATTTTAAAACACTTCCGTCTCCAGACATTGTAGTGTTTAATCAGCGGGTGGCAGGAGGCGAAGTCTCAAAGTACAGTCGTAACAATAAAGTTGATATGATGTACTTGGACGACTTTGAAAAATTTAAAAGAATAAACGATCAAAATTTAACAGATTCATTCTACGGTAAACTTGCCATATACGACATATTGAAAGATTGTAAACAGTTTGTTTTTATATCTAGCTCTATAACGTTACACACTAAGGAATACGGATTTAGACATCTTTCATATAGATATCTTAGAGGAGCAGAACAACAACTAATGAAATGTATTGCATTAGAGCCAGGCAAAACAGCATACGGTTTATGCCCGGGTGGCATGGATGCAAACCCTGAGAAGTTTGCAATTGCAACTGCTAAAATTATCAATAACGAACTAGAAGAAGAAGATTATGTATCATTGAACAGTAATGTTACATTAGTATCTTCAATACCACAATCCAAAGCCTTCCTTGACGAACAATGAGTATTTACGACCAAGCCGCAGACAAGGCAAAAGAGCAACTAGACACTATTAGTCCTAGCATGTGTTATGCTAAATGGAGCCAAGTGTCTATGCATTTAACAAATGGTCAAACACACAGTTGTTACCATCCACCTACGCATTCGATACCACTAGATGAATTAAAAGATAATCCTACAGCACTACATAACACTAAAGAAAAGAAAGAACAACGTAGACAAATGCTTAAAGGCGAAAGACCTGATGGGTGTAGTTATTGTTGGGATATAGAAGACCAAGGTGACAGAAGTGACAGGGTATATCGCAGTGGCGAGTACTGGGCACAAGAAAGTAAAGAAGATATAATGGATGCCGGTGCTAGTGGCAACATCAATCCACGTTATGTAGAAGTAAACTTTAACCAAGCATGTAACTTTAAATGTAGTTATTGCAGTCCACATTTAAGTACGGCATGGCAAGAAGAGATCGACGAGTTTGGGGAATATCCCACAACTGCTCCACATAATAACATTGACAGTTTAGCATTAAAAAATTTAATGCCGTTAAAAGTAAAGCAAGATAATAATCCGTATGTTACAGCATTTTGGAAGTGGTGGCCCGAGATGTATAAAACATTACGAGTGTTCCGTATGACAGGCGGTGAACCACTTATGGATAAAAACACATTCAAGGTACTTGACTATGTGTACGATAATCCGAATAAAGATTTAGAGTTAAGTATAACAACAAACATGTGTCCTGTCAACGATGCATTGTTCGTAAAGTTTTTAGAAGCAGTTAAGAAGTTAGATAATGTACAGCATGGTGCTGAAGTATATGTTGCTGATCCGTTAGACGGCACAGAGTGGCAAACATGGGATCATGCAATTATAGGTGCAGATGCAAAACGTTATCACGATAGCGACCTAGCAGTAATAGAGCGAGAAGAAATACCGCAAACATTTATGCAAGTTGGACAATGCGAAGAGCAGGACAACAATAGTTTTACATACATTTATGAATATAATGATAAAGCATATCATAACTTTAGTGTATTTTGTAGTCTAGATGGTTGGGGAGAACAAGCAGAGTATATGCGTAATGGCATGGACTTCGATACAGTATGGAGTAACTGTCATAGATTTTTAGATGAAACTAGATACACTAGTATAAATTTTATTAATACTTTTAACTGTTTAAGCATAACAAGTTTTAAAGAATTCCTGCAGGGAATACTAGAGCTTAGAGAAAAGTGGAGTAAAGAGAATCAGTATGCAATGGGTTGGGAAGTTCCTGAGCAACGTATATGGTTTGACATTCCTTTACTTAGAGCTCCTGCTTGGCAAAGTATACAAGTGTTACCAGGACAGTATCAAGAGTATATGCAAGAAGCAATACAGTTTATGGAAGAAAATAAAGCCAACGAGGAGTATGTAGACTACAAAGGATTTAAAGATTTTGAAATTGCAAAAGCAAAACGAAATCTAGATTTTATGAAATCTGTACTACCACAAGAAAAACTAATAAGAGACCGTGCAGATTTTTATAAGTTTTTTACAGAACACGACATACGAAGAGATACAAATTTCCTAGCCACGTTTCCAGAAATGCACGACTTCTGGTTTGTCTGTGAGGAGGCAGATGCATTAAATGGATAAATTAATAACAGCCTTAAAACAAGGTGTAGTAACAATAGTATTTGAGAAGATAGGTACAGGTGAGATTAGGACAATGCCTTGCACACTTAATAACGAATTGTACGAGCAACAAATAGAAATAGTAAAGTATGACAGCAAGAGTGACACAATTATTATGTGGGCATTAGATAAAAAAGCCTGGCGTGATGTAAGAGTAAACACAATACAAGAATGGTACGAAGGTTACCCAAAGGAGAACACACAATGTTAGACTACGGAACAATCAAACAAGACTTGGAAAATAAGTTTCAAGTAGACAAATCAGAAGGCATCGATATTGACATTAATGTTAATGTTATAAGTGAGACTAATGGAAAATTTTCTATAAGTGTACACGATAAGAAATGTATTCTGTGTGACGAGCATTTAGATAAAGCGGATATCACAGTAGGCTTTGTTAATAAAGATACTATGATTGAAATGTTTACTAAAGGTGCTGACCCAGTTAAATTAGTTATGGGCGGCAAAATGACATTCAATGGTGATATGTCAAAAGGGAAAAGCATGAAAGGATTATTCGTAGCTTGATTAATCTTGTAATGCATGTTATAATATAAATAGAACACTTCATTCGATTGAAGATATAAAAAAATATAAGGAGAGGATTATGTACGAATTCACAAGTGAAAGCGTGAGTAACGGACATCCGGATAAAATAGCCGACTTAATCTCTGATACAGTAGCAACATTTATTATCGATGGCAACATTAATAATAGAGCCGCAGTTGAAACATTAGTTACAACTAATATGGTTACAGTAGCAGGTGAGTACAAGTCAGACAAACTCATTAGTAAAGAGCAAGTTGAATCGCTAATACGGAAAGTAGTAAAAGAGATTGGTTACGAACAAGACGGATTCCATTGGGAAACATTAGTGGTATACAACGAGCTACATGGACAAAGTGCAGACATTGCCTTAGGCACTGACGACTTTGGAGCAGGAGATCAGGGAATTATGTTTGGTTACGCATGTGACGAAACAGATAACTTTATGCCTAGCACTATTCACTACAGCCATAAAATACTACAAGCATTAGAAGAAGCAAGACGCAATGGTGCGGACTGGCTTGGACCAGATGCAAAGAGTCAAGTAACATTTGCATATGAAAAACTAGGAGAGCCTGCATACATTAAGACAGTGGTATGTAGTACTCAACACAGTGACGAACTAAGCATAGAAGAAGTTAGAGAACGTGTAACTGACATCATATTGCCAGTTATAAAAGACAAAGTAGACTTACTAAAAACAGTATGGCATATTAACCCCACAGGTAAATTTGTTATAGGTGGACCAGATGGAGACACAGGACTTACAGGTCGTAAGATTATTGTAGACACATATGGTGGCTATGCCCCTCATGGCGGCGGAGCATTTAGTGGTAAGGATTGCACTAAAGTAGATAGAAGCGGTGCTTACATGGCTCGTTACTTAGCAAAGAATGTTGTTGCTAGTGGCAAGGCTAAAAATTGTGTAGTGCAACTAAGTTATGCTATCGGTGTTAAAGAACCTACTAGCATATATGTGTATGCTGACGGCATTGTTAGAAAAGAGTTCGAGAATTACTTTAGAGAAAATGTTGACTTAACTCCGCTAGGAATTATTAAACGTTTTGATTTGTTTAACTTAGACCTAACAAAAACAACTAACTACGGACACTTTGGTAAAGACGAGTTGCCTTGGGAAAGCGTAGATTTGTTTAAGAACTAGAAAAAAGCAGGTAAATAGTAGTATGGCACACACAAAGAGAGTTGCAATAACAGGACACACACGAGGCATCGGAAAGCATCTAGTCGAACGTCTAGAAGCTCAAGGTATCGAAGTTATGGGCTTTAGTAAAAGCAATGGCTACAATATCATGAAAGAGAGTACATGTAAACGCATTGTTAAAGAAGCATTAGAATGGAAAGCTGATATATTTATTAACAATGCATACGCACCTGGAAGCCAAGTCAGACTACTATACCTATTTTATGAAGCATGGGAAAACAAACCTAGGCAAATAATTAACTTGGGTGCAACAAGTAGCGACAGTATACATAACTTTAGTCAGATGGGGTACAACAAAGATTGGACTCCGTATGTTAGTGACAAAGCAAGACTTGACTGGGCTAGTTTACAATTAGCAAACCAATTCCGAAAAGGTAAGTGTAGAGTAACAAACATTAAGCCTGGCTTAGTAGACACCGACAGTACAGCATGGCTCAAAGACTATGCAGAAGATTATATGATGACTGCTGATAGTGTAGCAGAAATGTTAGAGTGGATAGTAGGTCTAAACAATCAAGTACAAGTAAGAAGTTTAAGTTTTGATGTAGGAAATATACAGCAGTGAAACCCTTCGACGAATATGAAAGGTTCTTTGCCTTTGGTTGTAGTGTGACAAATTATATATGGCCCACATGGGCAGATATTATTGCTACAGAAATACCTAACTATTTTAACTTTGCTAGATCCGGATCTGGTAATTTATTAATTGCTAATAGTGTAGTAGAGGCTAACGTAACATGGAAATTTACTGAAAAAGATTTAGTAATGGTTATGTGGAGTAGTCCTCAACGAGAGGATCGTTATAAGAATGGTCGTTGGGTGTCAACTGGTAATATATATAATCAAGATGTAATGGACGAGTCGTTTGTGACCGAGTGGGCAGACGAAAGATTTTATTTGATAAGAGACTTAGCATTAATCGAGTCTACTAGATCTTATCTAGACAACTTGCCTTGCGATTTTGAGATGTTAAGCATGGTCGACTTTTCTGATGATTCAAACCCGGACATAATAAATTTATACAGCGACACAATAAATAGTATTAAGCAAAGTATAAAAGAAGTTTCTTACAGTGGAACTTGGCCCGAAACATTTTTTAAAGAAAAAGGTGTGAACGGAGGACATTTAGATAATCATCCGAGACCATTGGGGCATCTTAAATACTTGGAAAGTTTTTGCAATACAACGACAGCAATGACACGATATGCACAAACGCATGAAAGGAATCTTCTAGGATGCACTTATCTAGAGGATATAACGAAACACTGGGTGCCTGAAGGATATAACGTAGAGAGATTATAATGGTAAGAAAAGTAGACGAGACTCACAGAGAATTTAAAGCAAGAATGATAGATCCAGTATCAGATTCTTTCTGTGGCGCCAAATGGTATAACGCCACAATATGGCTGGGACACGGCGGAACTACAAGTTGTCACCATCCCCCAGCACACCAAATTGATTTAGAAGACATTAAAGAAAATCCTAGTGCTATCCACAACAGTAGACACAAGAAGAAGATGCGTCAAATGATGCAGGAAGGTACACGACCTAAAGAATGTGAGTACTGTTGGAAAATTGAAGACATGGGACAAGATGCAGATGGCAACGAGCCTGTATCTGATAGAGTATATAAAACAGTTATATACGAAGATAGAGATTTAGAACATATTGCAGTATTAGATCCTAATGCCGATGTTAATTTAAAGACATGTGAAGTTGCGTTTGACAGGACATGTCAATTAGCATGTAGTTATTGTAACCCTGCGTTTAGTAGCACATGGGTAAAAGATATTAGAACTAACGGCGGTTATCAAGGTATTAAGAGTGATGCTAGAGGACACTTCATTGATGATGCACCATATGCCGAACCATTTGACCAAGGTGAAGCCAATCCGTACGTGGATGCTTTTTGGAGATGGTGGCCTGAACTAAGTAAAGAGTTAGAAGAGATTCGTGTTACTGGCGGCGAGCCATTAATGACTCCTAGCATATACAAACTGTTTGACTGGTTCAAAGAATCGGACGAGCCTAATGCAAAGAATATGCGTTTAGCAATTAACAGTAACTTAATGGCTAAGCCTGGATTACTAAACAAGTTTATTGATGCAACTCAACACATAAATCATTTCCATGTGTATACAAGTTGTGAAGCCTTTGGAGCCCAAGCAGAATATATCAGAGATGGGTTAGATTGGGAGATATGGACAGCACAGTTCGAACGTTTTGCCACAGAGGCAAGATACGAAGGTGTACACATGATGATGACTATAAATGCATTATGCCTAGATACTATTTGTCAATTCTTAGATTGGACATTGTCTATGAAAAGAAAATACGGACATCACGTTCCAGGTATAAGTGTAAACATATTGCGTTTCCCTAGTTTCCAAAGTCCACTTACATTGCCAGATGATTTGCGTAAAATGTATCATGATGAACTTAGTGAATGGTTAGACGATGTTCGAAGCAAAGGCGAAAGAGATATGAATGGGGTCGAGTTACTCCAGGCATGGGAACAGGATCAAATTAGTAGGCTGATAGAATACTTAGACGTTGTTAAAACTCCGCACAGGAATACAGCAGAGCAACATTTATTACATCACGACTTTAAAGTATTTTACGAACAGTATGACTCTAGGCGTGGATTCGATTTTAGAAAAACTTTCCCTAGACTAACAAACTGGTATGACAGCATAGACGTATTAGATATATCAGATGATACTGATATACAAGCACCAGATAGTGTAGGTGTAACTAATACAATGTATGCTAAACGTATTGTTACAGAGGACGGCGAAGTTAAAGTAGTTGAAATGAAAGTACGTGGTAGACAGACCGGTGAGAGTCAAGACGATTATGATGATGACAAATACGCTAATGAGATAGAAGGGACTAATCCAAATATCAAAAAACGTGCAGGTAGTAGTATCGGTTGGGACACCGACACAGACGGACTTGGCGGAGCAGTAGATGACGAAGTTTTATAAACTAAGTTTAAGTCCTACACAATCAGGAGTAATGGACTCTGGCGGCACAAATGTAATGGGCAAAGATAGTTTCAAAGGCGGCAATGTAGAAATAGTCTGGGAACTTGCTGATACACATATTGCAAATCAGTTTTATAAAATAACACAAACAGCAATAGCAGATGAATACAGATGGCTACACTGGAATTTGTATAATGCAAACCAAAGTGTAAACATGCAATTGTTAATTAACAGTTTAAATACAGATATTGATTCGCAAGGTGCAGATCCTGAACTAAAGTTATCTATAACTGACAGCCAGAAGGTTATGCATGATAAACTAAACGAAGTGCATTTTGTTTTTGAAAAACAGTTAGTAGATTTAACAGATAGTCCTGACTTCACGTACACAGAAGAATATCACCCAGAGGTAGAAATACTAGAGCGTCTAAATAAAACTGTACATGAAATAGAAGCAAACATGTCTCGTTTCTTTGCAGTAGAAACTATAGATGAGAAGCAGTATTTTTTAGTAACAAGACATTTTAGTCCTAATGCAGAAGCAATGTACATGGACTTAACAGACGACGACTATGCACATTTTCAAAGTCAGTACTATACAGGAGATTTATTTTTAGACTTCTTTACAGTAGGCAAAGATTTAAGTCATGCATATTCAACAAAAGATATAGAACTTATAAAGCGTAAAGAAGTTAAACCGCAAACATTAATAACTGGTAGTGCATGTATAGGACTAAATGCTAAAGACTTTAATTTCTTTGAACAAGGAAGAGAAGATAGTCTCAATAGAAGATTAGCACAATGGTGTGAAGCCAATGAAGTTTCTAAATATGGCATTGACCACACAGAGCCTAAACATGCCGTAGGCAGAGCTAAATTAGGAACGTTGCAAAACGAAACGTTCGAAAGTATTATAACAAAACTAGAAGCATGTCCGTATATATCAGACATAGCAGTGTGGGAAGAATGAGTAAAAGAATAAAGCCTAAATGGGCACATGGCAGTATGGCAGAAGATTCTGAGAATAAAGTATTCTGTACTGCACCATGGACACATACATATATTAGCCCACAGTCAGAGAGACGTATGTGTTGTGCTAGTAGAGAAGAACATCAGTTTCAAAAGCAATACATTGATGCAAGTAATGATGAAAGTACAGGTAAGTTTAAAGAAAGCGGAACTATAGATGACTACAAGCCTGTTAGTTTAAAAGAACACTGGAATAGTCCTTACATGATGGACATACGAAAGAAACTACTTGCTGGCGAAGAGATACCACAGTGTAATGTTTGTAACGATAGTGTACTAAGTCAAAGTACATATCGACAATGGTTTACTGGATTTTTATTCGAAGATAAGATTGACCAATGTTTTGAGGAGACCGACGATGATGGACGTACAACTATGGACCCTATCAGTTTTGATTATCGGGTTAGCAATTTGTGTAACTTTAAGTGCCGTATGTGTGGCGAGCAACTTAGCTCAGCATGGGAAACGGAGAAGAGGCAGAATGACCACTGGACGCCTGAGAGCCAACCGTTCATGGTACCAGAAAACAAAGCAATAATACAAAAGTTTCAAAAGGATGTAGTAGAGGAAGAGTTTTGGGAAGCCATTAAGTCAGGCACAGTAGAAGAAATATATTGGGTTGGCGGTGAGCCATTGATGTATGATATTCATTGGAAAAGTATGGCAAGGCTAGCCGAAGATGATAACTTACGCAAAGTACATTTACGTTACAACAGTAACCTAAGCAGAGTACGTTTTGGTAAGCACTATTTGTATGACTGGCTACCACAAGCAAAAGACTGGACTATGTGTGCTAGTATCGACGGCATAGGCAAGATAGGAGAGTTTATACGCACAGGCTTAGTTTGGGAAGAGTGGGATAAAAACTTTAGAGAAGGTGTAGCATGTCCTGGTGGCGATAGTAAAATGCTTATGGACTTAACACTAACAGGCCCTGGACTATTTGGCTTACGTGAGTTTGTACAGTACGCAATAGACCTAAATGTTAAAATAGAAACAAAGAACATGTTTGCCTTTCATGCAGACATTGTGTTCAGTTTTATGAGTTGGCCCAGACATATACTAGATAGAATAGTAAACAGTTTGCTAGATGACTTACGCCCTATTGTAACTGAAAAGCAAAGTACAGTTATAACGCAACTAGAAGCAATATTAAATACACCTACGTTTGCAGAACAATTCCCTGATACACATGAGGAGCAATTTTTTAATGGTAGACAGTGGCAACAAACTATAGCACAGATTAGAAATGATGGTGCGCCAGATGAAGCATTGACTATACAAGAAATTTATAAAGCAGATGAAGAACTGTACAACTGGTATACCCGAACAGATCCCAAGCACAACAGCAGATGATAGTATTTTTAAATTTTAAAAACATAGGCGAGTATGAGATGGGTTCACCTCTTACAAACGTATGGGACGACAGTCAACAACCTGGACCTAAGTTTGCATCTGCGGCTTGGTTAACACATGATGCAAATCAATGGCCCGAGGGTTATAAGCCGGTAGGTCATCGTACTGAAACAATCGATTTGAACTTGCCTATTAAAAAACAGTTAAGAAGAATTAATGGCACACCTGTTGTACTATTGCTATTACCTATATACATACATGATATAAAAGATGACTCTGACACATTACACAAAATAATAAAAATATTCGAGCCTTTCCCACAAGTTAACTTTATGTTTTTAAATACTTGGGACCTAGGACACTATGAGCATGTAGGATTCAATGCCGTAGATTATATATTGGATAGCGTTAAAGATATTAATAGTGAGCGACTTAATTTTAACCTGTGTAACAAATATGTTATAGATGCTGTTAAAACTAAACGCCCTGATGTAGATGCAAAGTTCATGTCTGTGTATTTCAATAGGATAAAACATTTTAATAAACAACCAACTGAACACAATGCAGATAAACGTTCTAAACATTTTTTATGTCTAAATAATTTAGAGAAAAAACATAGAACATTTATTGTAGACAGGATGCCTCCAGAAGCCAGTTATGTATCGTACTTAGAAAAAGGAATTGCTTTACAACAAGACGTTACACTATCTCAAAATACTTTATCCCAATGGCAAGATTCGTTGCCATTGAATTATTACAACGATAGTTACATCAATGTTGTAAATGAAACTATGCACGATTTTGATGTCAGGTCCGTGATAAAACAAGGCGGCGAAAATTTATCAATGCAAGGCCACATTACTGAAAAAAGTATTAAGCCAATTTACTTTAGACAACTGTTTTTAATATCAGGTATAGTGGGTGCTAATAATCTAATGCGAGACTTAGGATTTAAATTGTTTGATAACTTTATAGACTACTCATTTGATACTGAGCCTGATCCGCTATTGCGTTTAAAAAAACTGTATGTAGAAATAAAACGATTAACAGATATTGATATAGCAGACATTCATGAGTATTACAATAGTACAGAATGTCAAAGCATTATAGAACATAACTTAACAGTATATGACACACATTGTTTTAATCCTACACAAGATTTGCTAACTAAATATAACGTTGGGTATACAGCACCTCCGGAGTTTAAGTTATGATTATATGTGTATTAGATTGTTTGTTTGATAGCAGTGACTCTCACGACACAATGGATAATGACCGACCTTCTGGTATAGCAACAATATCTTCGAGTATGACCGAATTAAATAGTTCACAAAAAGATCTATCACGATACACGGGTGTGAGGTATTATAAAAACATACATGACCTTATTGAAAAAGCACAAGACGGCATTTATTATGATGAAGAGTATTACATAGAACTTGGGCTTAGTGTGAACCCGAATTATGATATTAGTCCAACATTAGAGAAGTTAGTAAAAGCAATTGAAGGCATAGAGTATATACACATATTGTTTTCATCAGGTTGGGACATGTACAGTAGTAAGATTTTCCAAGGCCCTGCTCTTTATTTTAATAGAACTGTGGAGTTACAAAAACAGTTACAACATATATCGAATGAACGTTTACATTTTTGGCTTGGCAATACTACTGAAGTTACTGACCATAAACGAATGTTTCCGGGTGCGGATGTACAATACTATAGTGTGTATCCTACAAGGATGGCAGTTAAACATGTACGAGCCGATATGCCATTTTACAAACCGCCGGGATCAGATACTGTAAGAGACAAAACATTCTTATGTTTAAATAATTATGAGAAAGAACACAGGACTCACATGGTCAGATTCTTTAAGGATCATACTGACCTTAGTGCTGAAGCACATGTAAGTTATTTAAAGCCTGACGATCCTACATTGCATATAACTGTTGATGGTGGAAAAGACCAAACTGAAATAGGCGAGTGGCAAGATATTGTTGATTATAAAATTATAGATGATTGCTACACTTATGTGGTAACAGAAACTCACTTTAAATCAGAGCTACCATTACTATGGAAATACCAACAATACCCTAATATACTATGGCCTGACGGAGTGCCTGAGCATGAGATGCCTGAATATGAGATGCCATTGTCTGGGTGGGTATCAGAGAAGTCTTTAAAGAGTGCGTATTATCAGTTACCATTAATAGTAGTAGGCTATCCTGGATCACTGGATGCATTTAAGAAACTAGGGTTTAAAACTTTCCCAGAGTTCTTCGATGAGGAGTATGACACCGTAGGAAATTTTGGATTGCGGTTAAAACTTATACAAGATAATATCGAACGACTAGCATCTATGAATAAAGGAGAGTTGCACAACTTGTATCACAGTGAAAGTGTACAAGAAAAACTTCAATACAACAAGAATCATTTAATATCTATGATACAAGAAGACCCTTACATGAACTTATTTAGGCGCATAGATATACACAAGTCCATACAAGATTTTCTCAATACCTAAGTTTTTAGGCATAAATACAGTAGTATACGATACACACAAAAAATTTAGGAGATAGATAATGGCCTCAATCGGATTTATTGGGGTAGGCAAG